TGAAGATCAATATAACCCCGATTGGTGGGGGCCGGAGGAGTAGGAAATGTGGGTTATGGTGCCGATTGGATTAATCATACTCGCTATTTTTTCAGTTGTTATCATTGCTTTTGAAATGATATCGAAAAATCGAAAATAGAGAAACTAGAAAGTCAGTTGAAAGGCCTTAGAAATAGAAGATGCTTAGAAGACTGGTAAAGGAATTCGTTATTTGGGTTGTGGCAGCAATGATATTCGCTATCACCTTTATTTATTTGTTCTTCTGTTGGCAGTTAGTATTTGCCCAAGAGCTTACCATGTATGATCAACATCAAAATGGCATGTTCTCCACATTAGGAAACATCGTGATGATAGAAATGGGCGACACTATTCATGCCTACTCTGTTGGTTCGGCTGAATATGAATTGGCTAGACCTAAGTTTAGGCCACAAGAAGTTGAGGAATCTGAATCTGGGTCAGACCAAGATATCAATCATGAAACCTGGGATGAAATGTCACATCAAGAGAAAGCAGAACATTATGAAAAGAATGAGTATTGGTCTGGTGCTGCAATGGAATATGAATACGCTGGAATGTTCGATAAGGCGAAAGAAATGTATATTTTGATTGCTGAGGACGCTGCATCCCGGGGTTATTTCTTTGTTGCTGCTGATAATTATATTTATGCGTTTCAACCAGAAAAAGCCGCTAAAATGGCCAAAAAATTAGTCCAGAGCAATAATTCAGAAAATCTATGGTTAGCATCTCAAGTATATCAAAAACTTGGCATGAAGGCCGAGTATCAGGAAATCATAACTCAGTTTCGAGATAAATAAATTTATGGGAGGAGAATCATGAAAGCAAAATGGAGAGCAAGATTAATCGCCTCTGGCGTCAGTTTATTAGCTCCTATACTCCTCATGTTAGTTATCTTTCTTGTGATGGTCCTTACTGGTGATTATATATTCGCAAAAGATCGTTACGAGATAGATAAAGACATTAAGTTGAAAGCCCGTGCAGCATCAGTACAGATATTACATTTAATACCAGGGCTTAAAGCTAGCTTCGCAATTCCCCTTCCTGAAACTACCAAGATAGACACGAAACAGCAGATATTGGACATCCTGGAAGAACAGGAAGTTACCAAGGAGGCTATTGAGGCGCTATTAAAGGAAAGAAACCTCACGGAAGAAAAGTTAAATAAACTTATTACATCCATGATTGACGATGCTATCAAGGCCGAACGGACTAGAGATGAACAGGATAGATATGAAGCCAGCCTCACCAGTATAGAAAGATACGGTTATGAAAGTCCTTCAAAGACAGCCATACCCTTGGGAGCATTAGCACCAAATTGGGCTCGGTTTCCTGAACGGGTACTGGTAGTTCAGAAGACCGAAAGGGATGAAATTACTGCATGGGAAAAGGAATATGAAGAGGATGTTCTGGCAGTATCCGAAACGGCGGACGTGAGCCCCAGCAAAGCAAAAGCAATAATCACAACACTCAGAAGCAAAGGTTACAGCATATTCAAGGAAGAAATAGCGGAGGAGGCTACTGTTGAACTTCTATGGTTCCGGTCTGGATGGGATGAAAACTATCCAACTACATTGAGCTGGAAAGTGTGCATCGAAGGTACGGAGACTAACATTATCACTGGATATGATCCCAGAGGGATTTTGCATGTGCGCCCTATCCCTGATGATAAGCGGGTGTATGTGTCCGCTGGATATTTTGACCTTAAAGATGAATTCAGACCTAAATCCTCGGAAACCAAACGGCTGGAATATGAATTGGAGGGACTTGAAAGAAAAATCAAGCTAATGCAGGAACAGCAGGCTGAAAAAGACGAGGCCAATGAGAAAAGAATAAAGGAATTAAACGAGCAGTTGGCCAAAACCGAAGAAGAGCTTCGCAAGGAAAAAAGAGAAAAATACAAGCGTGACATTTCCAAGGTTACTTGGAATGATGTGAGGCTTGGTATCGTGAAACTTGAAGAATTCTGGATGATCGGAGGCGGTACAGGAACTTATCTCGGAAATATGAAGGTTGATAATGAAATGTATGGCTTTCAATCCAGTTGGGGCGGCTATAGGCACTTCACTGGAAGTGAAGAAAAAGGCGTTATATTAACAAATGCCCACGTTGCTACTCATGCTATAGATTACAATGTATACGTTTCGGAAGACAAAGAGGTTATGTGGATTATCTATCCAGGCTACCAGTATGTGAGATATACGCAAGATAGTGACCTTTTCGGATCGCCTAGTCAGGTTCTCTGCATAGATTATAAGCCGGTATTAAGTCGGTCGATGGATTGCGCCATTATCGTGACAACCAAGGTGCCGCATTACAAAAAACATGCTGCACTTTTGGGTAACAGCGATAATGTGGATCAAGGTGACAGAGTAATCATGGTAGGCAATCCGGGTTTATTGCAGAAGTTTGCTACCGAAGGCATTATCTCGAACAAAAATTACGATTCAATGAAAGACGCCACGTGGTTTTATCTTCCACCAATACCTAGAACAGTCCTTGACTTGCTCCGAAACGCAAATCTATGGATTGATGCGCCTATTGGCATTGGGGGCACAAGTGGCTCTGCAATCTGGGCATTGGATGGTAAAGAACAAGGTAAAGTTATCGCCCTTCATGCTCTGGGATTGGGCAGTCCTATTTCATTTACCAAACCAATGAGCAAGATTGATATTGATTCCATTGATTTTTCGATAATCGGAGATGAAGAAGGGAAGATTGTTTGCGACCCGCGAGACCCTGATTGCGGAGATTATATCGGAAAAAAACAAATCAGATTGACTGCTGAAAAATTGAGAGAAGAACTATTCAAGGATTATTCGTTTGAAAAAGCTATGAAAGGAAACAGGCAATCTCCTGATGTTTTCTATAAAGAAAATGAGACGTTTAAACCATTGATGAGCGCACACGGGAAATTCATCTGGATTACTGGCATGAGTGCTGGCATTCCGATCAATAAAGTTAAGACATATCTCCAGGAGCGGGGGTTTGATCCTGATAATTTTAAATGGGAAGGCGTAGGCAAGAAATACTGGTGGCAATAAAATCTTGACAAGAAAGATGAGGAACAATATCATTAAAGTCAAACATGATTACGTCAACGGCAGGTGGCGTTACATCTGGATTTGTAAAGTACATGGCTGTGCTTCCAATAAGGCGGGCAGGTGTCCCTGCCTAGAAGGTAAGCCGTATTATTCAGCTTAAAGGGTAAATCATGACATAATGAATAGGTCATCAACCATACTGGAGCTGATGTTTAATGCGATCGATCAGTGGCTACATTTATTGGCTCAGGGCCATATTAAGGAGCTGGAGCATAGGCTTGAGACAGCAAAAAAAGACCTCAGAATACTCATTGAGAAAGATGATGAACGTAGAATTTCTGAAAAAGCTAAAGAAAAGAATTAAGAAAGACGAGGCATACAGAGCGTACCCCTACGATGATAAGACGGGACATATGCTCACAAGCGGCTCGACTGTTTACGGTAAGGTAACATTTGGCTACGGTTTAACCTACCTTACCGAGGAGGAGAGCGATCATGTTCTCCAGATGCGGCTCAGGTGGATTATCGAAGAGCTCTTGCCGAAACTGCCTGAGATAGGCAACTGCAACCATGATAGGCTGATAGTAATTATCAGCATGATTTATCAGCTTGGATTTGAAGGATATAAACGTTTTTCCCGTATGAGAGAGGCGATACAGATGCAGGATTGGCAAGGGGCTGCCGAGGAGTGCTTAGATAGTAAAGCATATCGGAGGGGAATGCCAGGCGTGAGAAAGCGATTTGAGTGGTATGCAAAGACATTGAGGGATGGGGAGTAATGCTGCGCTGTCCTAATTGTGGAAATAATGTCATGTACGATAACTATAATTGGTGTCCCTGGTGTGGGGCGAATCTCAGGGTAGAATATAAAACAAAGTGGAATGATAATAAAACAGATGATGCTTTTACTCCAGTTTATAGAATAGACGAGGAAGAGGAACAATATGATTGAGGGAGATAAATAATGTGGTTATGGATACCTCTAATACTTCTTGCAATTGGTTTGGGAGTCTATATTTTCATAGGTGTTGCGACGTTATACACGATATTTCCGGCAATTGATCACTCTCTAGGGGAAATGATTAAAATCATTCTCTTTTGGCCTTTTATTATATATTTGTGAAGAAAAAAAGATGTAAAATGATTTAAAAAAGGGAAATGATGAGGACTAAAAAAAGATTAGATGATTTAGAAAACCGCTTAGAAGACCGTATAGCTCGTCTTGAGAATAAGGTGATATTTCGATATGAAAAAGAAATAGAGCCTTATGGTTTTTCTGTTTGGGAAAAAACGAATATTAATGAAGTTATACAGCTTATTTTAGATTATTTAGGTCTTAAAATAGAAGAAGAGAATATAATACCACGTAAGTTAGTTAAAAAAGATGAAGAACAAACTAATTTAAAAAGAAAGGAGAAAGACGAATGAGCTATAAAAAAGACCCCTGGATCGTAAGTGTAGTGTGGGGCCGTATAGGAGCGGCTGTATTGGCGTTGTTTGCCTTTGTTCTCGGAATATTCGGTTATTCCATGGGGATGGAAGATGTGGGAGCCGCTAATCAGCTCATAACGGCCATAATAGCTGGTGTGGGCGGTATCCTTGCGCTGATAAGCAAGATTCGTGAAACGAAAAAGGTCAAAAAATAGTGCATTGGATAGAAATTCTAGCAGAATTACTGAACCGTGTTGCGATACTCATTGAAAGGATTTGGTATGCACAACGCCAACGGCAAAGGCAGGAAGAGGCTGATATGGCCCATGATGATCCTCCTTCTGCTTTTGCTGAGCATTTCGGTGGAAGGGTGCGCCACATGCCGGATGCCACCGAGACCGATAAAACCACAGATTGATGTATATGAACACGGTGAGTATGTATGTTTTAAAAAAAAGGACGCAGAGAAATTATTTGACTATATTTTAGAGCTTGAGGCTGGATACGAATAAATAACTAGTAAAAATAGAATAAGTCGAAATTTAAGGGTGCCTGGTATGGAGGCCATACCCCTTTATACTGGTACCCTTTTTTTCGACATGGAGGAAAAACAATGACTGATCTTGATTTAGTATTGCGCCCGTATCCAAATGAGCACAGTTGACGGCTTAAAGAACCGAGTCAGTTTGACTCATTCCGCCGACAAAACTGCGCTCAGAAGCATGACAATAAATGTATTGACGTGATCTATGGCATAAAGGGCACGGGCAAAGATAAAAAATCCGATATTCAGGCTTTGCGCTATCCGGTGAAAAACTGGACTTCTACACAAGCCAGAAGCCATTGTAAGGATAGAGGAGGATTGTTTGAGGTTGCTGCAAAAAAATCGCAGGAGGATACAACAATGAATGAGAATTTGTTTTACAGGCATTTTGATTTAGACCGATCTGGCCTTGATGAAAACAATCGCACGTTGGCACTTTCATTTAGCTCTGAAATGCCCGTAGAGCGATGGTTCGGCAAAGAAATTCTTTTGCATGATGAAGGAAATTTCGATTTATCAAGGCTAAGTAAAGTTGGTGCGGCCCTTTTTAATCACAATCCTAATTACATAATCGGCCCTATCAATAATGCCCGGATAGAAGGAAAAAGAGGCAAAGCCGAGATAGGTTTTGATGATGATGAACAAGGTAATTATGCACTAACGAAAGTCAAATCAAAATCCCTCAAAGGTGTCTCGTTTGGTTATGCGATTAATAAGGCAATAGAGGTTGCCGAAAATGAGACACAGGAAATTCAAGGCCGGAAAATTAAAGGTCCTGCAATTGTAGGGACAAAATGGACGGCCTATGAGATTTCATTAACTCCGATTCCCGCCGATCCAAGTGTCGGCGTTGGCAGGGATGTAACAAGATCCCTCGATGGCATAGACATCGAAAAATCAACCCATAATCAAACCCTAATTCCGTTCAGTGAACGGCAAAACAAGGAGGTAGAAGAGATGGATAGAGAACAAATTATGGAACTTATCAGACAGGAATTTCCCGGAATGCTCACAGAAAGCATGAAAGGGATCGTGCCCGATCTGGTAAATCAGGTGAAAGCAGCTTTGGCGGAAGATGCAAAACCGAAACTCCGCATAGAGGTTGAAAACCTGACTAATCTACTAGCTCGGGCCGGTGCGGTTTCGCCGGAACTCAAGGCCAAAGTAGCAGATATGGCTATTGTGGAAGGCAAGACCGAAAAAGAAATCACCGATACGATCCTTGATGCCGCTACGAATTACGATGCTAACAAAGGCGCAGGCATACCGGGAGACGGTACGGGTAAGGGCGACAAAAAGCGTGACGCAAACGCATTACAGACAGTGACATCGTTTGAGCAGATTGATGATGACACTTTTTTGCGTTCGCTTTCACAGCCGAATCTCTTTCCCGTTCAGTAACAATCAAAATCAATCAAGGAGGATATGAGAGATGGCAGTAAACAAAGATCCTTTTAGAAGGACAAGCAGAAAAGACGGCAAGCCTGATGTGTTTTTGGGGCTTGTTCAGGCAGGAAGCACCCAGGCAATTAAGGTCGGGGAAATATGCACCTGGAACGAAACCACGGGCTATTTTGTGCCCGTTAATGCGGTAGCGGATCATCGCTATCCGTTGGCAATAGCAAAAGAAGAACAGAAATCCTCAAGCGGGCGGTCAGGTGTCCTTACCGGATCACGTTATATGGAGTTTTACTCACTTCATCCGGATGATGTTTTTGAATTTGAAATTGATTCGGCGCGGTCTCTCGCATTGGGTGACCCCTTTACCCTCACTGCTAGCGATTCACAGAAATTGACTTATGGCGCAGGTGCATTTGCTGTAGCGATTTGCGTGGATGACGGGCATTACCCGCAAGAGGAAGATACCACGATCAGAAATAGATCCTATGCACTGGTCTCTTTTAATCCAGCCGTTTCATATTGGGGATATCGGAAAAGCCAAGTAGTGAGACCAGGCAAGAAGATAATCAGTACGGCGGCGGATATTACTCTTGCAGAGAACGATTGCTACAACACGGTAATCGAAGTAACAGCCGCCAAAACTGTAACTCTTCCGGCAGTAAAACCAGGCATGGATCTAACGATTCTTGGTACTGGTGCTAATGCTGTGACCA